CCGAAACCGGTAATGCCCGTGCCGGGATTCGGGAATTCAGGCGAGGTGGTTACCTGCCCGGAATTGGACATGCGGATGCCACGTCGCATCGACGGGTTGTAGAAGTGAAAGCCGTTGCTGATCGCGTGCATTTCCGCGAAGCTGCTGCCGTCTCCGGTAACCGATTCGAGGGTTGTGCGAGGGAAGCCGTTCAGCGTCTGCGAGTGGAACCTGATGCCTGGCTGGGATTCGCCAGCTGCCCTGAACAGCGAAGGACCGTTGGCGAAGATGCCGGAATTGAAGGTGTGCCGTGTCCCGTAGTAGTTCATTGGCACGTAGGCATCAACAGCGGGGTTCGTGCCCATGATGCACGGGTAGCCGTCCCCGGAAATGGTGATGCGCACCTTGTTTCCGCTGGCCGGGCCAGCCGTGATGTGCGAGAGGTTCTTCAGCTCGCCGGTCATGGTGTCGCCAGACTTGTTTACCTTGCCTGCCGGATCGAAGTTTCCACTCGTCCAGATCGAGCCACCAGCACTCAACGTGGTGGTGTAACCACCGGCGGAATTGGCGAAGGTGAAGTTCGGGCCGTTCTTGAACAGGTACGAGCTAGCATCGCCCAGGACCAGCACGCCATCGTTGGCGACGCCGTTCCAGCCGTATGAGCGCAGCGAATTTCCGTTCACCGCGACGTGGCCGGTGAACGTGCCTCCGGTCTTGTCCATTTTGGTGTCCGGCACAAAGTTGCCGGCATGCCACATCGTAGAGCCGTTCCAGCGCGGGCTGTCGCCGTGCTTGATGGTGATTTCACTACTGGTCGCGCGATCATTGCTCCATACCCGCCACAGGCCTGCGTTGGCCCAGCCGCCGATGAAGGATTGCTCTGCACCCTGGGCGCCAAAGCCCACCAGCGGATACGTCCCGCCGACAAACTGCTGATCGGTGAAACTATTGGTTCCCTTGACCGCCTTGGCATCCAACACTCCCTGCAGTCCGGTCACATCCGCGATGACATGCTTGTGGCCGACAGTAGCGAAGTCACCCGCCAGGGCGAACGCGGATGCGTGCTTGCCATCCAGGGTATCGGCATCCAGGCCGTTGCCATGGCCGGTGTCCTTCAGTGCGGCACCCTTCAGCTCCAACGCGGTGCGTGCGGCGGCGGTGGTTGCGGCAGACAGCAGGGTCCTGGCCAGTGCAGTCGGCGCGGCAGCACCAAAGCGCTTGTCGGTGAATGCACGCAGGCCGCGTGGAGTCACCGCGCGCTGGGTGTCAGCCGCGTCTTCCGCTTCGGTGTTGGTGGCCAGCTCGACCACACCCAGCGCCTCGGTGGTGGCCGGCGGGTAGATGAACTCGGCGTTGCCGAACTGGATCTGCGTGATGTCCACGTCGGTGAAACGCGCATCCGTGGCCAGCAGCAGCATCGACGCAGCCGATTTTTCCATGATCGGATCGGTCTGGCCGTAAGTGGCGAACAGCGTGCCGTCGGCCAGGTACAGGCCGAATCCGCGCAGCGAATAGGCGGTTGCACTGTCGTCGCGGATGGTCACGTGCAGCGTGTCATCGCCCACGGCCTGGCCGCCGAAGGTCGCGACCCGTTTGATCTCGCCTGGCAGCGCGGTCAGGTCGCCTGAAGGTGCGAATGCCGTGGACGTCAGGCCGATCTGGGTGATCAGAACAGCATTGGTGCCGGTGTTCGGCGGATTGACCAGCCTGGCGAAGCCGGCGTCGGTGATTTTCAAGCGCATGCGGGGTTTACTCTCCGATAAGTTGGATGCGGCGGAAGGCCGTGGCGTGTGCGGCTGCAAGCGCGCCGATTGCTGCGTCGGCCTGCATGCCCTGGGTGAAGGTGAAGTGCGATCGCACCGGCTTGGTGCGGGTGATCTCGCCGATGACGTCGTCGACGAACATGGCGGTGGCCGACGTGCCGCCCTGGTTGGCGATGGTCATCACCGCTTCGAAGGTGTGCGGTGGTCCCTTCGGTTGCAGCTGCCACCACTCGCGGATCAGTACAGAACCACCGAACGCAGCAACCACATCGCGGACGCTGCCCGCCGTGCCCTTGCGGCGCTGGATGGCGATCGCCGCACGCACGCGGGCGCGCTTGACCGGTTCGGGCCAGTACGCCTTCCATTCGTCCACCGAGAGCGCCCATGCCAGCCAGGGCAGCAACGCGGCCGGGCAGCGATCGGCGTCCCACAGGGCGGTGATGTCCACCGGCAGCGGGCGGGCAACGATCGCCCGCGACAGTGCGCGCTCGGCATGGGTGGCATTGGGCGGCAGCAGGTTGGCCGATGACGGCACCCGGACCTGTGCGTCGGCGTCGATGATCACGCCAGGGGCAGGGGCGGTTGCGAGCGTAACCACGCCACCGGTGATGGAAACATCGTTCAGGCGCCGGCGTCCCTGCGCGTCCGTGCGATACACGGCCTGCACCGTTGCCAGCATGCCGCCGGGATGGCGGAATACCTGGTTATTCCCATCAACCGCGCCACGCAGACGCGCATTGACCAGGCGCGTGGTGACCTCACTCATCGTTGCCACCATGCGCCAGCGTGACGGCGGTGCAGTACGTGGCCTGGGTGCGGTCCACCACCACGTCCGCGGCGGGGCTGTCGATCACCACGCGCTGCACGCCCTCAGCGTGGAGCGCGGCGAACAGCCCGGAGCGGGTCACGTCCCGGCCAAGCCGATGCGATTCGACGATGTAGCGGTCCAGGCGCGTGCGCGCTTCGGCCAGCACGACCTGCGAGTCGGGTCCAGCGAAGGTGTACAGCGTAGCGGCGACAGCGTAGTTGATGATGCTCGCCGGTTTTACCAGCACGTGATCGGTCAACGGGCGCACGTCATCCGCGCTCAGCTTCGCCTCCACCACGTCGAGCAAGCCCTGGGTGGCGGTGCCGTCGGCTTCACGCGACAGCACCGACACCACTACTTCACCAGGCGTGCTGCTGGTAGCGCTGGCGTCCAGCACGCGCGGATCCGCGCTCAGCGCATGGAACACATAGGCACCTTCCGGTCCTGCCACGCTGAAGCCTTCCGGTCCGAGCTGGATGCGGCGACGGAAGTCCTCGTCGTTCTCGTAGCGGGGAAGGATGCCTTCCTGTGGCTTGCCCGGATCGAGCACCAGGCGTGTGATGCCGAAGATTGCCGCCAGCTGATCCAGATCGCTGCCCACCGCATAGGCGAGCATGACACCGCGTGCGGCATCGTTGACGCGCTGTCGATCGAGCAGGCGCAGGTAGGTGCAGACTTCGAGAATCTTGAAGGCGGGGTCCGACGGCAGCAGCGCGTCGAACGTGGGGTCCAGGGCCTGCAATGCCGTCAGCGACTCATCGAACATGGCTTCGAAATCGAGCACTTCGATGACCGCCGGGGCTGGCAGCTGGGAGAGATTGACACTGGTGAACGAGCCGGATGCCACGGTTAGCGAACCTCGATTCCTTCGATGGTGATAGCCTCGCCATCCGGCAAGTGAATCCCGGTCACTGCCAGGATCATCACGCCGGGGGCGGGGAGGGAGACGTCGACGTTCTCGACGTGGAGACGCGGTTCCCATCGCGCGAGTGCGTCGACGGTGGCCGCGATCAGGTCCATGCGCAGGGAGCGGTTGGTCGGCGCATCGATCAGTTCGAAGATGCGCGAGCCGTACTCGCGACGCAGGACGCGGGAGCCAAGGGGTGTGGTGAGAACGTCACGCACGGACTGGTGCAGATGGGCCAGCCCATCCAGGGATTTGCCGGTGTTGGCGTCGATTCCTCGCATGGTCTCTATCGTCGTGGAGTACGGGTTTTCAGGGCATTGCAGCGATGGCCCATCACGGCTGTGCAGGCGTGGTGGGTGCGGTCGGGCCCTGGGCGGTGTGTTTGTGCGACTTCAGGCTGATGGCGCCGGCTTTGACGTCGGCCGATGTGCTGATGTCCTTGCCCGCTGTGATCGCACCGGTGACGTCCAGATCGCCGGTGGCCTTGAGCGCCGGCGTGTCGAGCAACACCGATTCGCTGGCATGCACTTCTGCGTTTGCGCAGTTGACGATGACCTTGCCGCTGCCAACGGTGATGGTCAGCGTGGTGGTTTCGCGGTCGTACTCGACGAGGCTGCCGTCGGCGTACTGCGTGCACTGCAGCTGGCGTGTGTCGGCCGGTGCGGGAAAGCGATCCTGGTACAGGCTGCCGAGCACCAGGGCCTGGCCGGGGTCGCCATACGGGCATGCCAGCACCACCTGTTCGCCGGGCTCCGGTGCGCACCAGCTGCGCACGCCTGGTCCCGCACGGCGTTCCAGCCAGGGAATCCAATCGGTGAGCATGCCGTCAGCATCGACGCGCACGCGGCCGCCGGCTTCATCAAGTTCGCGCACGACGCCGATCATCAACAGGTTGCCGATCAGCCGGGCGTGTTCAGCGCTCATGGCGTGTCCTCCGCGAGCGGCTGGTAGCGCCGCTCATGGGCCCGGCCGATCTCCGGTGCGAAGCTGTACGACGCGTGCGGTACCACGCCATCGCCGTCCTCCCAGGCATTGCCGCCCAGCGCGAGGGGCACTGACCATTCCACGATCCACGTGCGCAGGTCGGGCTGCGCCGCTGCGGCATCCTCTGGAAGCGCTGCGATCACCTCGATCGCGCCACTGGGCGCACCCGGAAAGCGGCCGAGCTGATGCAGCCAGGTGGCGAGGTTTACAGCGATCCGGCGCAGCTGCAGGGCAGAATCGGCTGCCGCGGAATGCACGGAGATGCGTGCTTCAAAGCGCAGCACGGCCTGCAGTTGGCCGCTGCCATCATCGCTGTCCTTGCCGCGATCACAGCGGGTCATCGCCAGCAGGCAGGCGGGCGTGGGCGGCGCACCACTGTTGGCGTCGCGATAGAACTCGACGGTGGCGAAGTCCGCAAAGCGTGCTCGGATCGCCGCTTCGATGGCGGCGTGCAACACGTCGAGGGTGGAGGAAGGGGTATCGGTTGCCATGTCAGCTCATGCGATGAATGGAGGGGAATACGCGGCTGGCCGCGGCACGCGGGTTCTGCAAGCAGTGTTGCCATTGCCCGGGGCGCGGGTCATTGCACGCGTGGCCGTGACTGGCCCGCTCAGTGCTCGTGTGGGCCGCGATGTCTGGTGTTGCCCGCGGGGATGCAACCGGCAGGCGTCAGCGGTGCTGCACCATTGATGGTGAAGCCGTGCTGGCTGCCGAGGCTGCACAGCAGGGCGCGCATCTGGTCG